CAACCCAGACATCACTCAACGGATGTACCTACGACGAAACCGACGAATCGGAGTAACAGAAAGTTCAGCAAACCTACTCTTCACTGGATTCGGTGACGTAGGAACAGCTGAAACCTTTACTGCCGCTGGTAACATCTGGAGTGAAGAAGTTACAAAGATGTTCTTCACAGCCGTTGGCGCAACTGACCTTGCCCTACAGCTAGATGAAGGTATCGAAATGAGTCGACCAAAGCCAATGACTGGCGAGGCTCACTTCACCCGACTATCAGGAGTGACTATGCACAATGCAAAGACATTTACTGACGGTAAGTACATGACTGTGACTACTTTTGTAGACGCATCTGGCTACTAACCAAGTTATCTCACCCTTATGGGTGGGGGAGAGCAGATACTGTCTTTTCTCCCTTGTCCATAAAACACACACACCATGCAATTAAAAGATGATACAAATCAATACAACAGCCTGTATCACCTGTCTTTGCGGTGGGCGCGAGCTGATTCTAATAACTTCACCTACGCAGACTTTATTCAGTCGCTAAATATGGCAGTCAATCGACTGACTGCGGTAGCACAACGTCATGACAAGAGTTGGAAGTCACAGGATACAAACTCCACTAGTAACCTGCTGGATACTACAAACAATCTAGCTATCGGCGAAAACATCATAGCTATCTCTACCCCGTGGCGCAAAATCTCACGGATAAGAATTAAAGAGTCTAACGGCACATCGTGGAAGACACTGACGTTTAAAAGTCGTGACGTGGTTACTGATGATGAGATGGTTAGTGGGATGTTAGAACACTATTACCTACTAGGAGGCAATTTATATATTGTTGGCTTCTCTAACTACGCAGCATCTAACGGCGTAGAAGTACAATACCAAGAGGGTCCGGTAGCCTTTACACCTGGAGTTGCAGACGAGGATGCAGTAGTAGGTTTTGACCCTATCTTCGAAGAGTTGGCAGCTTTAATGCCCGCATTAGACTACCTAGAGATAAACGGACCAGACGAACAAGCTCGCAAGGTAGAGGTTCGTATTGGAGTTGAACCACGCCGAGGAATTGAGGGGTCAGGACTTCTTAACGCCCTAGCAGTTACCTACCAAGAGCGACACGACATCGAGCACACACTCAGTTTGGCACGTAACAACACAGCCAATGGCTTACTAAACGATTATTCAGGTAACTACCCACTCTACTAACATGAAAAGCCTATTCAGTGGCGGATACAGAGGACTCTCAGATAGCATATTTAGCGGTCAGCGCGGTTCTGTGTCTAAAAGTGTTGGTATAGACAGTCGAAGCAAGCCAGGGGTCTTAAAAGCGCACCAGCGGCTTACTAAAGATTCAGGTACAGTCGTAGATGAGCTGTGTAAATCAGCAGTTACACTAAAAGACGGCAAGAAAGTGTGGTTTGGAGGTCGCAAAGCCTACCTAGACAACGCTGGTACTTATGTAGAGAAGCTCCAACTAAGTAAAATTGACCGTGACATTCTGTTTACTACGCAAGCAGATACTTTCCTAGGGGAACCAAGTAGTTTTATTCGGTTTAACACGAACGGAACTGTAGCCTATGTTTCTAGTACCTCTACTGACAAGATTCGCCAGTATCAACTAACAGAAACTTATAATTTAGCAACTGCCAGTTTAGTTTATACCTTTTCAGTAGCTCACAAATCCTTTTGGGTAAGTGACGACAATTTGTTTGTTCTTGAAAGTAACGCCATACGTGTATTTAATACACCAGATGGTAATTTATTATCAGCTGCGCAAAGTGCCACATTTGATATTTCAGCACAAACAACCACTGCGATTGATATTTCTTTTAATACAGATGGTACAAAGTTATTTATCCTACAAGTAGACGGAGATGTTCACTCCTATAATTTATCTACAGCCTTTGGACAGAATATGCCAGCGTTTCGGATGTTGCTTTCAGGTGCTGGTGGCGGTGGTGGTGGTGTAAGAGCTGGTAATGACGACAGAGCGGAAGCTGGAGGTGGCGCGCCTGGTGGTTTATGGGAAGGATTTGAAGAATGGCTAGTGCCAGGCACGTCATATAACGTAGCTATTGGTGCTGGGGGCGTGGGAAGTAATAGCGTTGGTACACTCCCTTCTCTAGCCACCAGCGGTGGTGACACAATTGCGTTTGGGAAAACAATAAAAGGTGGTGGGGCTGGTGGGAGTGCTTATAGCACTAATGATGCCGAAGACCTCAAAGGTCTCGATGGTGGTTCGGGAGGGGGCGGAGGTGATTGGGATGAACCAGGAAGTGGTGATGATGTCAGAGGACCTGGTGGCGGAGTGGACGCAACAGGTACGTATAACCAGACCGGTAGTGTTGGCAGAACCAGAACCAGTGGAGGGTTGAATCGGATTAGTGATATTACTGGTAGTAATATAACATATTCAATACCTAACAGTTCAGAGGATGATGAAAATACTAGTGGAGTAAACGCAACTACTGTGGGTAGAGGTGGCTCAGGTGCTCATGGATTCGATAGTACTAACGTAAGACCTGGAGGTAATGGTTTCCGCGGTGAAGCTATCCTACGATTTAAAACAGCCGATGTAACCTATACCCAGACGGGTGGTACAGTGACGACGTCTGGCGCTGATACAATCATTGTCTGGACAACTACAGGTACATTTAGTCACACAGTCACGTCACCAGTCACGTTTGCTTCTACCCAATCATTCCCTTCTGCTAGAGCGTTTGCGGTTGAAAGTGGGCGGGTAGTTTTCACAGTTGGTGACACTGTCGTGCAGTACACAATGACTGCCTATGATTTTAGTACAGCTACACTAAACGATAACGTGTTAAATACAAACGCATCTATCGCTGCTTTGGTGACTCCCTGTGGGTTATTTATCGGGCCAGATGCGTTATATATTGCCTACGAAACTGGCGGAAAAACAAACCGATTATCGGTGTCAGAGCACACTTTTGTTGCTAGTGGCTTGAACGTCCTAAACGCAAAAGTATTATCGGTGGCAGTGCCTACTCTAGCAAAAACTAAAAAACTCTATGACAGCCTAGGAAATACTGAATCTGGAGGAGAAACATCATTTTACAACGGTACTGATGCTACGTTATCCGTAAAAACAAACAGGCTGTTGGATGTTTTGACTAAAAATTCTGATGTTGGCGCAGCGTATGTTCGTGCACACTACTCATTAGACCCAACACAACAACTACGGGGGTACGCTACCAGCAAGAGTGCTAGTGCTTTAGCAGTAACTAGAGGGATTTCCGGTGATTTTGTTGACACGGAGAACTCTATGATTCTTGACACTGTTGCAGCTGATTCATTTATTCTCCAAGAATCCATTGGGCGGTCAGCGCAGGACGCTACTGATGTACTAATACAACCAATTACTTTAACTAGAGACACTTTACTTGACTCAGTTAAAGTAAAATTCCGAGAAGGATACGGGATTAACGGTGGGTATACAATTAAATTGGATATTAAAAACGGTAGTACTGTAGTAGCTACTCAAACGGTAACAATAGGAACAGATGATATTGGAATTAGTGAGTCTCTAGTAACTTTTGCTTTTACCGCTGTCACCTTAGACGCTGGAGTTAAATATACTTTTGAAGTCAGTATACCTAGTGTTGCAACACTAGGCTTTAGCCGAGAGCAAAACCGCTACGTCGTGTGTCCAGTAAAGGTAAAAACAGTTGCCGACCTATCGGTGAGTAATTTTGACCAAGTAGAAATGCAGTTACAGATGTTTGACAGCACTATCACTGATACAGAAGCCGATACAATAAATGAAGAACGTATCTACTTTGTGACAGACAAGATGGCTTTCTACATTAAAGCGAGTGATGTAGCTGGCTCATGGGCTGGTAAGGTACAAGCGGTGGGTGAGTTTGAGAATGGTGCAGACGTTCACCCGATGGCGGTACAAAACCTATCTTTGTTTATCGGGGATGCGTTTAACATGGCTGAAATCAACCGCTCTGGTCGCTTTGTACCAGTAACTAACCTGAACGTACCTAAAGGCGAAACGATTACCGCTTTAGCTCCGTTTGACATCGACATTGTTATTGGTACGCAGATAGGAAACTACGGGCGCGCGTTGCGGTGGGATGGTATCTCTGAAAGCTGGAACGCTGAGGATATTGTGTATGAGAAAGGTGGTATCACCGCCTTTATTATCGACGACAACTTTATCTACCCAGTGGCAGGTAATCGAGGGTCTATCTACTACTACAACGGAGCTAAGTGTGAAGACTTTGTTACTATTCCAGAAATAGAGAATCAAGATACGATAAAAGTAAACGGTAACGCAGTCGGGTACTTTAGAGGCACACCACTAGTCGGCGTTTCAAACTTATCTGGTAACCCAGTACTCCAAGGTATCTACGGCTACGGCTCATACAACTCAAACTACGCCAAGTCACTGTCACTAGACTTCCCGATGCCAAGTGGTCAATTTGCAGGGGTAGAGATTGGTGCAATCCTTACAGAAGGTAACGACCTGTACGTAGCGTGGAAAGACGGGACTGATACAGGAATTGCTAAAATTGACTGGAGTAATAAATACGCTTCGGCGTACTTCGAGACACTGACCTTAACACAAGCCATGAACCGTCACCAAGCTAAGACCGTGTCAGACGTAATCGTGCCGTATCACAAGCTACCTGCGAGCACTGGTATTACCATCGGAATCAATAAAGACTATGATACTGCCTACACCAACATGGATGTGCTGGACGGTACTGTGCGGAAAGTAGTAAAACTCAAGTCACCAAGTACACCGGATACAATCAATCCCCAGCTACGAATTGGCTTAACTGTAAACGCAAACGACACGCCGGAGATAGAAGATGTGTTATTTGCCATAGCTAGTGTAGGAAATAAATAATATGGCTAAAGATAAACTAGAAAATGAAGTAGAGCAGTTTACCGAGGGTGAACGGTTTTACGAAGTAGTAGATCCAGAATCGACCCGTGACGTGCGACGTAAAGGAGCTGGGTTTGATACCCTTGGTAACTTTGTGCGCGGACTTAAAGAGCTAGGCTTTAGTAACGGTTTTCGGATGGTGAACCGACCTGGGCGCAAGATAAATCCAGCGGAAAAACTAGCGACTGGCTTGGTAAACGTCAAGAACGCGTTTGAACTGTTTTATACTAAGATGTCTGACGATGGTATTCAAAGTCTTATTTTCGGGAGGCAAGGTGACGGTAAGTCTCGTTTTACCAACCTGATTGACTTTGCAGCTACTCATAACACCAAGATTGGTAGTAAAGAAGGGCGCAATAATGGCTATATCAAACTGCGTGTCACTAGAGATGATGAAAATCCAGTAAGTGACCGTAGTGGTATCAACCTCTATGACCCCGGTACGGTAAATGATGTCGGACTGGAGGGGGTAGTCATTCAGCTTGCTAGTCAGGGAGCTAACGGAGGCATAGCCATTGCTCACATAGCAAATAAAGAAGATAGCCCGACTGGTAGCGTCCCTTATATCTTAGTAGATGTCGACGGTATCCAGATGTTTAATTTACCAACCAGCAACCCGGGTGGCTCGGGAGTTATTTGGAAAAACGGTAATGTCTTAAATATCACCTAGTGTCGGCAGTATACCCCTTTATTTTCTTATTATTTAGTAGAATTATCTTATTATGGCATCTCGTG